AGAACGTATGGCAAAGAGACGAGGATAACATGAATACAATAGTACTTCAAGGAACAGAAGCAGCCTGTGGCGATTCCAGTGGGACTGCAAGTAATTTTGGTGGTGCATCCGCAGTAAGGTTGATTAATACTCATACTGCGGTTCACTTGGTAACTTTGGAACAAGCAGGAGGTACTGATATCGGAACTCTTACTCTTGGTGCAAAGGATGTGGTTGTATTGAAGAAAGCACCTACCGATAAAATATTCGCTGCAAATACTGGTGTTAAAGGTGTTGCAGTCGGATTCTCACATTAATAACGAAAGGTAAATATTATGTCTATTAAAGCCCCCGCATGGTGCGAAAACGCAGTCCCTACCGCAAATGGTTGGGAAGACCCTGTAACTGGTGAAGTGTTCAAGTCTGGTGGATTCACCCCTGAACAAATCGCAGAGTTTCACGGTGTTGCAGAAGTAATCACTGAAGTACCTGAACCAGTTATCCAAACTCTAACAGAAGCACCTATCGGTGACAAGTCTCTTGATGAGATGACCAAGTTAGAGTTAGAAGCACTGGGTCGTACTCACGGTGTTGAATTGGACAGACGTAAATCTAAAAAGTCATTGGTTGGACAAGTAAAAGACTTGTTTTAGTAAACCCCTAAGTAGAGGGGTATACAACAATACCCCTTAACTTGGATTATATAATGCAACTAACGAAAGACAATCTAACACTCTACGCTGCTAGACACTATCAGAATCCTAAGTGTATCGACAGTGACGAGTTCTTTGAAGACCTCAAAAAGTTCAAATATGTAAAACGATTATTAAATCGTTATAGAGACACCGATGTTCTTTCTGAACGTTTAATCCTTAATCATCTAATTGTAATCTTCAATGTGTTCGGTATTCAGCCTGGACTTGACATCCTAGAACTTAAAATCGAACTAGAACATTGGGGGGCATTGAAACCCTTCCTCATTTTCCTTAAAGTAATCAAGAACCACGAATATACCAATATAGAAATGGATAAATGTGTTGTTGATGCATTAAGAGAGATTTAGAACTTTTTTCGAGTATAAATAGTATCATGGGAATATTAAAATCAGCAGCAGACTTAGTTTACACTATCCGATTCTTGAAGTTACTTGTAACTCCGTTCGATAAGACCGAGGCGTTCAAGAAAGGCATCATTGATGCGGATGGTAAAAAGAACAAGGAATTTAATACTAATAGTATTGATGACCGTGAAGCGTATCGTTCGCATTACACTCCATTCCACAGACTGGTATTCAATCTTAAAAAGATTATGGCGAAAGTGCCTGGCGGTCAATCGGTTGTTGCACGTTATGGTGCCGCACTTGCCTTGATTAAGGAACAGGGAGAGTTATCTGACACGAACCTCCAACGGATACACGAAGCAAGTGGGATTGATATTCTAGATTGTCTCGCTGAAGAATCACAGTGGTTTTTACTTGACGATAAACAACTATCGCCTGGCATTTATCGTATGAAACATGACACAGTAACCGCACTCTATTGCGAAGATATTGTGAAGAAAGGTGACCGAGTAAGAATTATAGAGACTCAGGCGTCACCTATTGACGAGGTTCTTGGGTTAGACATATATAAAGGACTACACGAAAATTCTAGTCAGTGGGTGTATTTTACTACAGGAGAGATTACCCGATGAAGAGAGATTTTCATAAGTTTTATGAAGAGATGACAGGTACTAGCGCAGTCGCTGGTGCGGGAGACGATAGTAGTACTGTCCCTGTCTATCTTGATAAGAAGAAAAAGAAGAAGAGACCTGATGTGGTCAAACGATTTTTACAGAATAGAAAAGAACAAAGAGATAAGTGGAGTAAATAATGGAATTTGTTTTGGAACAATTAGTTAACTTTTGGCAGTTTACTGTAGTAGGTATTCTGATTATTATTGGGTTTGTTGTCAATGCGTTTGGTGTTGACCAAGATGAACCCCTCGTAAATCTTTCGTATAAAGAGATGCCTCACATGAAACCAATCGCTATCCCAACTGCGGGTAAGGGTTTCTGGGGTGCGGTCTGGATGTGGATTACTGGTGTACGCACTTGGGAAATCGCAAAGGACTGGTATTTCTCTGTAAATGGTGAGAACTATGTTATCCCCAAAGGATTCGTGTTCGATGGTGCATCTGTACCTAAGTTCCTTGCATCATGGTTATCACCTACAGGTGTGTTGTTGGTTGGTGGTCTGGTACATGACTATGCATACAAATACACAGTACTTCTGAAGAAGGGTAAGAAAGGTGCTTCCGCACCCATGACACAGAACGAAGCAGATCAGTTGTTCCGTGACATTAACATCGAACAAAATGGTTTCCATCTGTTAAACAAACTCGCTTATTGGGCATTGGTCATTGGTGGATTTGTTGCGTGGAATGGTCATCGTGAACGTAACTGTACAATAAGAACTGGAGAAGAGTAATGTTAGATTTTATTACCTCAAGAATCAAAGAACGTACATCGGTTGATGGACTTGTACTGATTGGTGCTGGAATCACTTTCCTAATCCTTAAACCCATCGCTAACTTGGTTGCGCTTGGTGCAATCGCTTATGGTGCATGGACATTCTATAAGAAAGAAGACTAATGTTCGGACTATACGCAAAACTCGCAGTCGCTGGTGTCATCGGAATGTTAGTGTTCGGTGCGGTGTCAGAGTACCAAGACATGAAGAATCGTATTGCAGTTCTAAGAGAAAACAATGCGAAGTTGGAACTGGTTGCGGAAAGTAATGCAAGAGCGCTTGACGAGATAACACAGTTCGCAACCCAAATGGAAGAACAGAACTTAGAACTACAAACAAACCTCCAACAGGCAGAGGTGTACAAAGACAGTCTAATTGAAAAGTTTAGAGATCACAACTTGACTCGACTATCTTTGAAACGCCCTGGCATGATACAACAAAGGATTAATGATGCGACAAAGAAAGTTTTTGACGATATTGAGTCTCTCACTACTATTGACTCTGAGTAGTGGGTGCGCCCTTTTACGAACGCCTGAAGCACAGGTAGTCGTACAAAAAGAAGTAGTCGAGAAAAAGATTCCCCTTCAACGTAGTCCCAAACCTGTAACTCTGGGTGAACCCAAGTTTTATGTTGTGACCGAAGAAAACTTTGATGAATTCCTTACGGAGTATGTCAAAGACAATGGTCAACCTTGGGTCTTCTATGCAATGAGTGTTCGTTCCTACGAGACTCTTGCGCTTAATGTTGCTGAGACACGCAGATATCTCGAACAACAAAAGTCAATCATTATCTATTATGAGAATGCAATCACTGGTGAAATAAACAGTGAAAATAACTCAGAAAAAGATTGACATTTCTACCCATTTCGGGTAAAATAACCTAATTGAAAAACTCTGGGGGTATAGATACTATTACCCCTCAAGAAAACTACACTCTATGGAAAGTAAAATATGACCCTCAAGATTGATAAGAAGAAAGATTCCCTACTCGCTGAATATGCAGTAGGTATGTTAAAAGATTTTTATTTGAATGATTATGAAAAGAGTCCACAAGAGGGTTTCGCAAGAGCTGCAAAAGCATGGTCTAAGTACCGAGATGAAATGGATGACGAGTTAGCACAACGTCTGTATGACTACGTGTCTAATAAGTGGTTCATGTTCGCCTCCCCTGTTCTGTCAAATGCACCCAATGGACATGATGCAAAGAACAAAGGTATGCCTATCTCTTGTTTCCTCACATACGTACCCGACAGTCTTGAAGGACTGATCAGTCACTCATCTGAATTACGATGGTTGTCTGTAATGGGTGGTGGTGTCGGTGGACACTGGTCTGACGTAAGAACTGTATCAGACATTGCGCCTGGCCCGATGCCATTCCTACACACTGTTGATGCAGATATGATTGCATATCGACAGGGTAAGACTCGTAAGGGTTCTTATGCCGCTTACATGGATATCTCTCACCCAGATATCATTGAGTTCCTCAATATGCGTATCCCGACAGGTGATGTACAACGTAAAGCATTGAACCTACACAACGCTATCAATGTCTCGGACGAGTTTATGGAAGCAGTAAAACAAGGAAATTCTTTTGATCTTCGTGACCCTAAAGATGGTAGTGTTAAAGATAGTACTGATGCACGTAAACTATGGGAACGTATTCTAGAGACACGATTCCGCACAGGTGAACCTTACCTGAACTTCATTGATACCGCAAATCGTGATTTACCACAACCACTACAAGATAAAGGATTAAAGATTCATGGTTCCAATTTATGTAACGAGATTCATCTACCCACAGATGCAGATCGCACTGCCGTATGTTGCCTATCTTCTCTCAATCTAGAGTACTATGACGAGTGGAAAGATACTTCTATTGTGCGTGACATTGTACGAATGCTCGATAATGTATTAGAGTACTTCATTGACAATGCACCCGACACTATCTCTCGTGCAAGGTATTCTGCACAACGTGAGAGAAGTATTGGACTAGGTGCAATGGGTTTCCATTCCTTGTTGCAGAAACATGGAGTTGCATGGGAGTCAGAAGCTGCACGAGAGATCAACCGAACTGTATTCCAACATATCAATGAGGAAGCAGTCGCAGAAACCAAACTACTTGCCGAAGAACGTGGTGAGTATCCTGATGGTGAGGGGAGTGGACGAAGAAACTCTCACTTGATGGCAATCGCACCAAACGCATCATCTGGTGTTATTTTGAGTACAAGTCCTTCTATCGAACCATTGAAGGCAAATGCATATACTCACCGCACACGTGCTGGTTCTTTCCTAGTGAAGAACAAGTACTTGACTCAGTTACTTGATGATAAAGATGAGAACAACGAGTCCAACTGGACATCAATCATTACCAACAAAGGTTCGGTACAACATTTACCATTCTTCACAGAAGGTGAAAAGGCTGTATTCAGAACTGCGGATGAACTTGACCAAACATGGGTTGTACAACACGCTGCAGAAAGACAACCATTTATATGTCAAGGTCAGTCAGTTAACCTATTCTTCCCTGCTGGTGCAGCGAAGTCTTATGTGAACAAGGTACACTTAAAGGCATGGAAGGATGGACTTAAAGGTCTATACTATCTACGCACCGAGGCGAAACAACGTGCCGAGAATGTATCGGAGAAGGTAGAAAGGGTCGCACTACAAGGTGACACCCGATCAATCGTCTATACTAAAGGTAACTGTCCATTCTGTGCAATGGCGATGGAAGAACTCAAGTTGAGAGGAATACCATTCGACAAGGTTGATCTTGCAGATATCGGTAAGACCGCAAGAGAAGTAACAGGTCGAGATGTTAAGACAGTACCACAAATTTATATTGAGGGTGAGTATGTAGGTGGGTATGAGGATTTGATGGAACACCTAAACAAACCAATAGAAATAGAAGAGTCCGATGAATGTCGGGCTTGCGAAGGATAAGGATAACAAATGGCACTATTAGATTTTAGTAAGACGTACAAACCATTCCTCTACCCTTGGGCGGTAGAGTTAACAACCAAACACGAAGAAATCCATTGGGTAGAATCGGAAGCGGAACTGTCTGAGGATGTACAGGATTGGAGAACAAAACTCTCTGAACAGGAAAAGGAATTTGTTACCCAAGTACTACGATTGTTCACACAGTCAGACGTACAGGTAGGGGAGAACTACCACGAACTGTTGATTCCGAAGTTTAAGAACAACGAGATTCGTAATATGTTATCATCGTTCGCAAACCGAGAAGGTGTACACCAACGTGCCTATGCATTGTTGAACGACACTCTGGGATTACCAGATGAAGAACACCATGCATTCCTTGAGTACAAGGAGATGGCAGACAAGATCGACTTCATGAAAGAGGGTGACATTCATTCTCATACTGGACTTGCACTTGTACTGGCACAATCTGTATTCAACGAAGGTATGTCTTTATTCGCATCATTTGTGATGTTGTTGAACTTCCAACGTTTCGGTAAGATGAAGGGTATGGGAACAATCGTTGAGTGGTCAATCCGAGACGAGACCATGCACGTACAGGGCAACTCTAAGTTGTTCCGTGAGTTCTGTGAAGAACATCCACGTATCGTAAACGATGAACTGAAGTCCAAAATCTACGAGATGGCAAAGAACGCTGTTAAGTTAGAAGACCGATTCATCAAACTTGCATATAAGTCTGGAGATATCGAAGGACTGTCAGAGGCAGATGTGAAACAATACATCCGACATATTGCAGATCGTAGACTTCTACAACTAGGTATGAAACCTAAGTTCGGTGTAAAGGACAATCCACTACCGTGGTTGGACTGGGTACTGAACGGTGCATCCCATGATAACTTCTTTGAGAAACGTGTGACCGAGTATTCCGTAAATGGAATGGAAGGTGACTGGGGTTGGGATGAAGAAGACGAACCCCAAGTCTGTGGACTTGATGGACAAGGGTGTGCCGCCTAGTGGAAGAAGATGAAACCTATACATTAGAATGTCATCTCTGTGAAACAGAAACCGAAGTTCTTGTAAAGGACTCGGAAGAGGAACCCCAATACTGTCCTATGTGTGGGGTAGCAATATAAACAACACATATATACCCTTATGTGGATATATGAAGACAAACAGTTTGAACCAGACGAATCCTTTTTAGAAGACTATCAAGGATTCGTTTACTGTTTGACTGAATTAAGTACTGGTAAAAAGTATATTGGTAAGAAATTCTTCTGGAAACCCAAGATACTCCCTGTAACAAAAACAAGAAAAAGACGTAAACGAACAAGAGTCCAGTCTGACTGGATGAAGTACTATGGCTCATCGGAAAGGGTAAAAACCCTCGTAGAAGGGGGTCAGGCGTTCGAGAGAACGATTCTCAGACTATGCCGCACCAAAGGTGAGTGTTCCTATTACGAAGCAAAACTACAATTCGAATACGATGTTCTCCTGAGTGAAGAGTATTATAATGAGTTTATCGGGTGTAAGATACACTCGAAACACATAAAAAAGTGACATATTTACACTTATTTTGAAAAAAAGTATTGCCAAAAGATGCCATATGCTGTATAATACTTGTATTGAGAATGAGAAAAGAGAGAGAGAAAATATGACTTCTAATGTAATTGCCCTGCGTTCCAACCCACAGTTAGTCGAGTTCCGCAACTATGTCCTATCCTTTTATGCGTATGATTCAGTTCTTTATCCTATCGCAGACCTTACTGTTGCGAAAGTCGAGACCGCTATTCAAGAGTACCTTAAACTAGTTGTTAGTGATAAGAACCACTTTGAGTGGGGGTACGGTGACTCCCTTGACCGTGAACGTGTCCGTGACATTCTTTTGAAAGATTACCATATGATGAAATTAATGAGTGAGGCTGCATAATGAGTTCAGATACCCTTGAAAATGCACTAAAAAGTCCTTCTACCTATGTTTCGTTCGAAGACGGAACTGAGTGGGTCGCTCCCTTGAAGTCTTACTCACTACTACCTCAGTATTTCTGGGAAATTGTGAACCATAAACCTGTAGAAGATTTGAGATTTTTTTAAGAAAACTGTTGCCAAACCCTGTAGAATTTGTTATAATACTTGTATTGAGAATGAGAAGAGAGATTAAATTATGGCGTATGTATCACAAGAAGAGAAGAAAACCCTTG